TAAAAGCTCAGGTGCCTTATGCATTAGGTAGTGTTCGTATCGCTCATCATGATTTCCGAGTTTGTAATAGATCTTTGCGCCAAATTTCTGCAACACATCTAAGAACTCATTTACCGCCTGTAATTCGTGTGCGACTGATCTTTTTCTAGGATCTTTCATAAACCTGGAAAGGCCATAAAAATCAATCGTATCTCCGTTCAAAAGTATCGCATCTGGTTTCTCTTCGCTGATCTTATCAAATGCCGCCGTAAGCGCCTCGATTGAATGATAAGGGACATGTATATCGGAAAGGACCGCTAATCGCTTTGCCTTAATTATAAACGGATCATATTTAGCTTCCTCTGATTCTGGCAACTTCCAAGGATTCTTTGACCGTTCCTCTGACATGAAAAATTCACTTTTCTCAACTTTCTTTGTTAAATTATTTTTTCCCTGCTTTCCCTCAATATATCTAAGCGATGCCCTAGCACGTTCGAGATTATTAAACACCTCTTTGTTTTCTTTGTACATTATCCTGGCAAGTGTTAAGGTAGGCATTTCAAGACCATACTTTTTTCGGTATTCTTTCGCTAGCTCTGCTTTCATTGTATTAGATTATCGATTTCAATTTTATGATCCTGCGATTCTTTCCATAAATACTGCCATTATCTATTCGGCTATTTGTATGGTTTGAAAAATAGTCCAACCTTAGCCCTCTAAATGCGTTTAAACACATATCGTAAAACAAACCTCTGCACCCTGTAAAGTAGAATCCGTAATATAAAACATGCCAGGGGAGGATATTATCATAATAGTCAACCGACAATGCCAAACAGATACCAAAAAATAAGAGCGCAATAGTTACGCTCCAAAATTTACTGACATTTGCCACCTTACCATGAGTCGATTTTATACGCAGATATTCAATAAACGCGCATAAAACAGCCGATATTACAGGTAAGATAAAACTTGACATTTTTACTTTTTTAGTAATTTTGTCAAACCATTACTTGACAAACCAAACGTCCGAATGATCAGGCCATAGCAAGGCCCAAAAAAAGATAGTACCTAAAAAGAGCCATGTTAACCCGAAATAAAACTGCCCAGTTTTCCAAAAGGAAACATTTACATCTGAATCTTTCCACTCATAATATCCTGGTCCGAATCCAGGCCGCTGTTCCTGTTGAATGCTTCCGCTCTTAGATGCACGCCAACCGAAATAAAAGAAAACAAATGGAGGCAGATAGCAGAAAGCCAATGCGATAAACATATCAAAACTTTGAGAAAGCGGAGCTAATGTCAAAAACATATTGTTAGAATTTAGTTACAAGTCTTTTAATACCTTTAAATATAGGTCTGCGAAATAATGCGATAAGCAATAATATCAGCCACCAATATAGCTTATTCCTTTCCTTTTTTACATTTTCATATTTAGCAGAAACTACATTCAATTTATTTTCAGTAGACAATAATTTGTCTTTGAATGCTGCATGGTCTTTATTTAATTTATCAATCTTAGCAGTACAGCTATCTTTTAATACTTGCAGCTTTGCCGTACTTTCCTGAGTTTTAATGATGTATTTATATTCAATTATCGGCACCTGCTTTTCTTGAATTACAGTTACAATATTTTCCTTGATGCTATCTGGAATCTGCTGGCCAAGTACAGAATCCAAAATCGAATATAAGTAAGTAAATTCCTTTTCATAAGCTTCTAGTAATTCGTTATCCTGAATAGTGATTGTATCGATAGTTTCCTTTATTGGAAACCTTACAGCGCACTCCTTTGCAGCAAATATCGGGTTTCTGTCTAAGTACTTAGATGCTTTGCGCTGAGTAGTGCATCCAAATAATGTAATGCAAAAAGATACTAAAATGATGTATTTGTTTTTCATATAACTCATTATGTAAAGATTGCAAGTGTTATTCCGATGGTTCCGCCTGCTATTGTATAAATAAAATCAAACAAATCAAACTTACCGTAATCGTACCAGTCTTTCAGTTCTTTAAATAATGCAGCACCAACTACGCAAACGATAACCCATATCCAATGCATCTTTAATGCTTCAAACAATATCAATGCGGCAAAGCTAATAAGACAACCTGCCCAGATATGCATTTCCCTATCAATTCTCATCTGTTACTTTTTTCTCATTTTTAGTAGCTCCGAAATAATATCCCACCACACCGGCCAAAGCACCACCAAAAATAAAACCGCCAACAGTAAGTACCAGGTCATGATTTTGCTCGGGGATAGGTTTTACCTGCAATAAATACATAAGAACAAAACAACCTAATACAATTATGATTGCAAGGGAGTTTCTGATATCTGATTTTGTTAACCGCTTTAACCATTCCGGCATATTACTTTTTTTTAAATGATCGAATAACTTTACAAGCTCCAGGTAAATTTTTTATACCTATCATTATTTGTACAGTGATTGATATAAGAAACAAAGCATCATGCTTTGATAAAAAGCCGATAATACTCAAAACCCATACTGCTAAAATCTCAATCTTTGCGCTCATACTCTATTGCCTTTTCTACGTGATCTTTATCTATTGCATTTAATAACCATGATAATGCTTTTCCTGTAAATGTCAAAGTGTTAGTCTTTTTATTCATTCCCAACACGTGACTGATTGTCACGTCTTCGTTCCCGAATCTATATCCATTCTTTTTAATAAAAATATAATTAAAAAACTCCGCACAAATCACATTTCCTAATTGATCGATTGACTTTGCAATGGTGAAAAGATAGCTGTTAAGCGATCTGGATGAAGTTACTATTAATTGAAATGCGAATCCTACCGGAATCAAAATAACCGATAGGATCAAAGCGATTAATAGTAATATAAACCCTCTCATATTTGTATCGCTTCAGCTTGTATGAAAAAATTGTCAACCTCTGAATCTGTTAAGTTCAAAACACCTTTAATAAATTCAACTGTGGGACTTCTTCTTTCAGTTTTGCTGCCAAAATCCCACGCTCTTTTTGCTATTGTTTTTTGTGGGTCGGTTAATTGATCCAATGCATCTGTTACAGATTGTTCAAGATTATTAATTGCAAGAATTGCACGAAGCCGCCACGTAGGCACTTCAAAAGGAACTATTATTTCTGGAGTTGGTATTTCTTCCTGAAATTCTATAATCGCTACACCTGCCCAACTAGGATTTGCAAGAATAAAACTTTGCGCATCATTGAATGTTAGAAATTCAATAGTTACACCGTCTTTTGTTATTTTGTATTTTGTTATCATATTATCTTAGTGTTGAGTACCATTGATCAAATGTAATATAGTCCACATCCATAGTACGTGCATTCGTACCGTTTGTCTTTATTATTCTCGTACTCATTGCAGTATTATTTGTAGTTATATTCGTTGTATGTTCGGCTACTATTGAATTATTGATATAAAAAATTACTTTACTTGTAGTCACTCTTATTGCAAATGTAGCCCAAGATCCTGTTGCAACTGCTGTGCTTGTAGTTGTCCATGTTCTTGTTGAGCCGTTAGCCGTAACACATTGCCAGTTAGCGGATGTTGAAGATCCGGTTTGTGTTCCTGACAAGTCATACGTGAAATAATACCCATTTGCTATATTTGTAGCAAAAGCATCTACAAAACCAATCTGAATAAAGAACCTATCCGTACCATCATTTAAGTTATTTAATTTGACTCTATATGTACTTAATGCAGGATCTGTAGTTGCAAAAGAAAACGGCTTTAAAATTGAATTATATCCATATCCAATAGCACCTATTCCACTTGATGATGTTGATGTTCCTAATGTAATGCCATTTATCCCGCCTGTATTAAATGCAGCAAAACTACCAGTTGCCCCAGTTGTTGCATAAAAATTTATGGCATCTCCTCCACCTCCAAGAATACTTGATGACGATATAAAATCAAAATCACCGTTTATGTGCTTTCCGTTTCTTGCCATTTGATATGAGAATGTGCTATCGTTCCCCGTCCATCTAACACCTGCGGAATTAGATCTTAAATAAGGTGAAAGCATTGCCGTTGTATCGGTAACATTTAAAGGAGTGTAACCGAGCGCAGTCGTTACGTTTTTATTCTCCCAAATATCAGTTGCAGCCGTATAAGCCAAAACCTGATTATTTGTTGGGGAAGTTATTTTTGTGTCATGTAGCTCCCCTAATTCCTGACCGTTTTGTGGCTTAACATAAATCAAACCATTACCAGCGTTCGCCCTTTCAACAACACCCACAAAAACGCTATGATAAGGTGCAACTGGCTTATTCTTTGTAAACCCACCCGCAACACTATCTAACCATAGAATATCCCCCGGACTATATGCACCTAAATTGATCCCACTCACCTGCCCCTGTGTGGTAATCCATCCCGCCGCACCCGCTGCAATATCCGCCCTAACTATTCCTAAAGTCTTTGAGCTGAAAGTATCTGATGTATTCTTTGCAAGTTTAACGCTTGCCCTATCGCCACTTGCTCCAAAGATATAAACCACCTGACCTTTTGTAATTGTAACCGCCTCTGCATTTGTTACGTACGCTTTTACCACCGTTGCAGTATCGGTATTGCCAATATCTACTATGCCATTTTGCGATGCCATAATAGTATTCTGATTCATACGAACACCTGCCGTCAAAACTCCTGAAGTATCAGGAAAATAATTTGTTTTTTGACCTGTAGTGAAACTATTATGATAAATTGAATTAGCATTTATTCGTGTATATTGATTAGTAAAATTGCTTTGTAAGTTTATAAAACCTAGTCTACCGTTTGCAGGTCCAGCAGAAATATAACCTAATTTAGAGTATTCACCTAATGAATTTATAAAAATAATACTATCGCTTGTTGTATTCCCAGCTGTTGTAACCTGCTGCAATGTAGGGACTGAAGCTCCGTCACCTACTTTTCTCCATTGAAAACCAGTCCACGAATAAACAGAACTATCAGAAGACTTGTAATAAATAGCACCTGGCCTACGACCAATCGAAGCAGCAATAGTAGGAAGAAGTAAAGTAGAGTCAAAAGCACCTCCACGCCATTTATAATAATTATTAAAGTTTGTGTAAAGAACACCATCTGTTGTTTGAGACTTACCAGTCAAACAAATTAATATTAAAATCAAACTATAAATATATCTGTACATTTTCGCCTTCATTTACCCCTCCGTTTATTGTTATTGTTTTTGTTATTGCGTTATGAGAAACATATCTTCTATCACTTCTTATTTGATAAGTTAATATCAATCCGTCTATAAATACTAAAGGCGGAACCTCAAGCATATTATTCTGATATTGTGTCGAACCTTGTTGCATTGGTGCCGTTGGCCCAACAATAAAATCTATAATTTTATTAGTACGCTTAACAAGATAATCCTGAACTATAATAAAATCACTTTCAGGTAAAATATAATCAGTTGGTACCTGACAATTATCGTAAATTATTGGCACTTTCAGATCTATCTGAAAAGTAACACCTGCAAGCACATCCTCTTGACCTTGTCTGAAATATTCAAAATTAGTATTTCGCTGCATTGTCCATTCGTGCTTATCCCAACTAAATTGCGCTAAAAGATCATGACCTATTTGCTCACAATCACTTTGCATCTCAAGTTCATCCATGTTTTCTACATGATGAATATCTGCAATGGTTAAAATTATTGAATAGGTTTTTTCTTTCCCGTTTATTGCACTTGTATTCAAAGTGTACCAAACGGCAGGATATTCAACATCCTTATAGTCAAAAACCACAAAGTCTTCAGCTTTTACGTGCTTTGCCGTTCTGACCTGTTTGTGTGCCGCTGCTATTGTTATTAGCTTTCTTATTATTTGGTTGAGTGTTAAGCTCATGTTTTTTTAAATATGCTTTTAAAAGCTTTTCAGTTTTTTTTGTATACTTCATCGGCAACACGATAAAAATTCATATTTATACCATTTAGGCATTTCTTTTTTACTCACATCCGTATTCCCTAAATAAATACCTATTTCAAAGGATGTACGCTTAGGAACAAAAGTATCAACTCGACTTCCTGGATTGATGTATTCTTGAAACTTAGATCCCGTTCCTGCTTCCTCAATCAAATACCTTATAAGTCTTTCAAGATACCACTCAGCTCTATTTTTATATTTAGCTTTGTAATCGTCAATCTCAGAAGAGCTTACAGCTTCGCTATTTTCAGTTGTTTTTCTTGTTAATCCCTTATTCCATATTTGATAAGATAATCCATCTGCAAGCTCTGAAATGGTATAGTGTATAAGTGGATCGCGAATGTAATCTTTTAAAAGGGTAACTTCATCAGCTGTCAAATTACTATTATCAATCCCGTCTTGCAATCTTTCATAAAGAGCTGTCCCTAAAACTGGCAAAAGATACATTTCCTGCATTGCCTTAATTTCAGGTATGATCATTTTGCTATCTATGTTCTTGTGAACAGGAGATCGATCATATATGTTTTCAGCACTTATAAAAAGAATATCTCTCATTTATTTAGTTTTTTTCATTACTATATTTTGCACCCAATTATGTCTGCATGAAATTGAATTATCACCGTTTGGCTTTGTCCACCATCCGCCTCTACGATCCCAAACAGAATAACCCATTCTACGGCTCATTGTTTCAATATCAGCACGTGAATACAATCTTTTCAATTCCATAAGTCGAGCGCAAAAAGGTCTATTTCTGCTATCCTGCGGACCCTCATAAGAGTACATCAGTTTAAAGTTCAAAGTTTCAGGAGTCTTATCAGTTTGCTTTGAGATAGGTTCAGTAAGTGTTCTTTCAATTATTTGATCAATACCGACCTTTACAATCTTTGATTTTATCCTACCTTCTTCCGTTAGTCTTTTAATTATCTCTTTTGCGCTTTCAACTTCAATATCCAATGTTTCAGCAATAACTTCAGGAGTGATTCTTTTATCTTTTCTAAGCAGATCTAAAACATTCGCCTCAATTTGAGTTACTGCATTAAACTCATGATCTTTAAAAGAAAATGAACTTGTAGATTTTACTATAAGATATTCACTTTTAAGTTCGCCACATGAAGCAAACTCTGCTAATAAAAGTTCATCCTTTTCATGTGAGCTGAACTCCATCTCATTATCGATAGAAAGCATCACGTTAATCTCTTCCTCAGATAGTCCTAAGCTACTCTTTAAAAGAAGTTTGGCCTGATCTTGGCTTATGTCTCCCTTTTCAAATTTGCGGATAATACGTGTTAAACTTTGCCATTGACGGCCTGTTAAGTTTTTCAGGTTTTCGTTAACAATCGATCCTGTTCCGTTTGCATTGTTAACACTTGGATCTGGCATTGAACCATCAGCTACTGTTGGTGCATTTGGATTTTTTGGTAGTAATCCAGCAAGACTTCTTATCTCATCAACTGTCATCGACTCAAGAACCTTATTAGCAACTAATGGACTAAGTGAATTGATATTTTCACTAATAACTTGCGCCTGAGTTTTGATCTCATCGCTTAACGGTTCAAGACCTATCTTTTGTCTAATCTCATCTTTTGTCATGTTCTGAGATACAACATTTTCACTAAATTCAAACCCTATCGGTTCAACAGGAACGATCTTTGAATCAATACCTGTGATCTCTTTGAAAAGTAATTCTAGTGATTGTTGTTTATCATTTGCATAAGTAGCTTTGAATATCTCATAAGCTTCACGAATCTCACTACGACCACCAAGCTGACCCTCTACACGTACACCGAAAAGCATCGGACTTACCACCTGATGTCCCGCAAATAATTCTTGTTGAATACTCTTTGCAAGTATATCGAAATGCTTATCTAATTCTGTACTGCTAAGGTCATCCAATTGCGGACGCTTAGCAGGATCTTTACCGAAATTCAAAACGATATTTCCAGCGTTCTCACTACCTGTAAACTTGCTCTTAAATCCTTTCTCAATCTCTCTCTTTTCCTCTTCGGTAGGTATACCCTCAAAAAAGCTGATCATCTTTGAAGCAAACATACCATTAGTGATTGTTGACAAATGGTATTTGCTTATCTCAATATCTGTCTGAATAGCATTCAAAGCACCCATGTAACCAGGATAACTATAAGTTTCAACACCTGGACGATATTCTTTGTAGTAAAGTATCTGCGTTTGATTGCGAAGCATCTTTACATCCTGATTAGGATTGTAAGCTAAAAATACTTTTGGTTCATCATTTTTTTTGTATGTATCCCAATCTTTAACAAAGAACTGTGTATTGTCTTTATTGCTCCTTACCTTATGGTATGGCACGTGATAATAAGCACCGATCTTACCAAGCTCATTGTACTGAACCTCAATATAACAACCTCCAAAAACCTCAATGTCTGTACAAACCTTTTTCAATAACTCATTTGAATTCTCATAAGCATTTGCTTGAGTTACATTATCAAACCCCTTACCTATGATGTAGTTTACTTTGCCTAAAACGATACCATTATGCTTACTACTTTTATTAAACATGTTAAGCAGCATATTTGGAAACTTATTATCCTCACCAAAAAGAACCCATCCTTTATTTGGTAGCTCTTTCATAACGGGCACCTTAACATCTGCAAACTTGATAAAGGAAACTCTATTCTGCATCATAAACTTTGAAAGTTGTGTTATTATTGTATGTTGTAGTGCTAACGCTGTCGGTATCTAATAAATACATCAAACCAGTTTCAACGATGCCACCTGCTAAGTCTTCATCTATATTGCTCACACTCATTTGCTCATAAACTTTATAAGTATACCACCCCTCTTCCTTTGAGCTAAAATAAGTATTTACAACAATATCAAACTCGTTAAATCTATCTTTGTACAAACTCTGATCAGCGGAATTTACCAAAACAAACTTTACCTTTTCGTTCGTTGATCGCGATTGAAAAACAAAAAGAAAGTTAGCATCTAAGATAGTCTGCTTTTCTTTCAATGTAACGTAAATAGTTGCAGTCGTTCCTTTTGTAAATTTCAGCATCTTTAATAAATACCTATTAACAAAAAACGCCCGCCCGAAATCAGGCGAGCGCTCTAATCAATCACTCTAACAATTAACCAGCAGTTTCAAGGGCCGCAGCTACTGAGCTATTCACTTCAAATAGCTGATCAGGTTCTTTACCCATGAAGTTCAATGTATATCCTGAACGATCACCGAATGCTGTTCCGCTTCCGCTTTCAGATGCACCCATGTCGATTCCTCTTTCCTTTCCAAGCATCCAATACTTATTGTTGTTATCCTTTACAACAGCGATCAAAACATTTTGAGCTAACAATTTAAGCTCTGTATTGATTGATGCAGAAAGTTTGTTTACAACTATTGTAAGATTTTGCTCAAAGAACAAAGTACCGTTTTCAGTTGATACTTGCGGATTATGTGTAAAGTTTCCAGTTTCTTTTGGAAGTTCATATTTCCAGAAACGCTTACCGCTTGCTTTTGTCAAACCTGTAACTACACCAGATGCAGTTGCAACGCTTGAAACGTTTGCTTTTTCGATAAAATAAACTTCGGTAATACCACCAGCCGAATCTTTACAATCTAATGTATAACCTTGTGTTAGTGCGCAGGGCATATCTATTTTTTTTAATAAGGGAGGAGTTTTATCCCCTCCCTATTGATTAACTAATTAAGCTTCGAAACGTACAACTTCATCAGGGAAAGCCAGCTGCACACCGATTTTCAGAGAAGTGCTATACTTCACGTTACGATCATCTTGGCTATACCACATTTCAAAACGAGACTCTTCACCTTCAATATCGGTCCCTAAAAATACGTTCGACATTCTCATTGCATAAATGTCATTAGTACCATTTAAGCCGTGAACAGGAACTACCTTATAAGATGTACCTGGAACCAGGAACTCAGAATCTGCAGCGTTATTTGTAGAACCTGGATTGTAATGAAACAAATTCAGATCAACATACTTCTGGATCAGAAGAGTGTAAACATCCCATCCGCAGAAGATACGAACATCAGCTTTACCTTTTACAGATGCAGGAAGAGCATTGATAACCGCAAGAACAGCTTTCTGTGCTTTTTCCATTGTGTCAATACCTGTGATCGGAGCACCTGTTCCGTAAAATCCTGTAACGTTTGCATTTACAGATGTACCTGCATCAGCGATATGTTGGCGAATACCTTTGAACTTATTTAAAAGCCCGTTTGTTCCACCGTATCCTGAACCTGTTGCAGTCCAAATTGCAGTCTCTAAAGCTTCAGCAATCTTACCAGCTTTGCGACCTGTGTATTCAGCAGCGAAAGCGATTGTATCGTAATTGCTACCTGCAGGTAATGCCTTTTGGAGGTAAACAGTTTCAAGATCTTTCGGACATAAAGTTTCTTGAACTTTGATTTTCCCTACTGTCAAAGTACGCTGAGTGAACTCAGTTGTACCACTTGACTGGAATCCGCAAGAGCTATCGTCTTGAAAAAATAC